GTACATGGTTCAATAGGATCAAACGTGATATATGCAGCGATACATGAGTTCGGAAACTTTAGAACACCGGCACGTCCATTTATGGGTCCGGCAATTAGTGAGAATATAGATAAAATAAATGATATAATTGCGGATAGTATTAACAAGGGGGTTAGATAAATGGAGACAACTACTAGGAAAACAATTATAGATCAGTTGAAAACTGATTTACAAGAACATTTAAATGTAGCGAGTGGATATAATACTAATCTAGTTGAAGCAAGGATTGGTATTTATTTATGGGACGATTTTAAGTTAAAACCATCTATGAATATTTGGGGTTATCAAGATGAGATTGAAGAGTATTTGATGGGTAGGGCAAAGATAAGACTGTTATCTCTATACCTTTACTGTTATGCAAATACAGATGGATTGACAGATACTTCACAAATATATAACTTTTGTGAGGATGTAGAAAACTTTTTAGAATCAGAGCACTTTACTTATAACGCAGATGTGATTATAGGTAGCTCTGTAATTTATACAGGTGGAAGCCAAGACAAAGCTTCTGTCGGTCAAATAGAAGTACAAATAAGATATAAACAAACATAGGAGTAAAACAACATGGCAACTTTATCAGGAACAAATGCTTCTGTTAAATTAGGAACAACTCTTGTAGCAGATATGGCATCTTACACAGTAAACGATGCAAGAGATGTGATGAAGGCACCTGTATTCGGGGACGATTTTAATAAAGTTCACGGTATGGGAACTAGAAATGTGGCTGGAAATGTATCTGGATATATCAATGTAGCTGATACTGATGGTCAGGAACAACTACGATCTGCTTATGTGGATGGTACGGCGCTAACTACTTTCAGACTATACCTTGATGCAACAGTTTATTTCACAGGCACAGAAGTCTATATTACTTCGTACAACACATCTGCTGCTCAAAATGAGATAATTCCAATTGAATTTACATTTGAAGTATCAGAAAATTGGTCACGTAGTGACGAATAACTTAACACGGGGGTATTATTATGATTACTTTAGATAAGAAAACAACCAATACAGAGTGGGTTGAATATGATGAGGATGTTTCGTTTGAACTTCGTCCATTTCCACTTTCACAAAGATCTCTAACTCCTTCCGGTTCAAATATAATCGAAGTTCTAATTAAACAAGCGATATATTGTCTAGTAGATTGGAAGGGAATAGTAGATACAGAAGGTGAACTAATCAAATGCGATGCAGAAAATAAAAAGTTTCTTTTCGATTATAGCGATGAATTAGTTAACTTTGTATGTGATAATAGTGCAAAACTGAATGCCAAACTAGTTAATATCTCGTCAAAAAAAACTTAATTGAATACGCTGAATTTATATCCAGAAGTCCAACCAAAATATCATGTGAAACGTGCATCGAGCTTAAAAATAAAAGTGGTAGTATACCAGACTGTAAAAAATGTGAAGTTGGATTTGTTGGTTTAGACGAACAGAACTGGGAATGTATTGGTATTTTAGAACGATACGGAGTAGGAACATTCTCTAACGGTATGGGTGGAATTAACACAGATTCAATTAAAAATATTTTAGAGACAGAAGGTTACACCGGAGTTGAATATAAAGATCTATTTCACAGATTGGTTATATTTATATCCGTTATAATATCTTCACAAAATAAGTATTAAAGAGGTGTTATGGCGACAGGGGCAAGAAACATAAAATATACAATAGCTGTAGATGAGAAAGGAGCTATAAAATCAATAGATGTTTTTGAAAAGAAAGTAGGCACGTCAACGAAACAAGCTGCTTCTTCATTTTCAGATTTTTCAACAAAAGCAGTTAAAGCCCTTACGGCAGTTTATGCTTCATATAAAACTGTTGAGAAAGCAATAGAGACAACGAAGATTGGTAGTGCACTTCTTATCCAAGAAAAAGCATTTAACAAACTAGCAACTAGTATGGGAATAAATTCTAATGATTTAATTAAAAATCTAAAAAATATATCCAATCAAACCATAACCACAGCCAAATTAATGAAAAGCGCCGGAACAGCAATGCTTCTTGGTATACCCGCCGATAAACTAGATGACTTGATGAGAATTGCTAGAGCATCAATGAAAATTACAGGTCAAACTGCTGAAGAAGCTTTTGGAGACATAGCTGTAGCTGTTGGTCGTCAATCAAAAATGATTCTTGACAACCTTGGTATTATTTTAAATCTAGAAACAGCATATGAAAATTACGCAGTAACAATAGGAAAAGCGGTAGATAAATTAACTGACGCAGATAAGAAAATGGCGTTTATGAATGAAACCATTAGAAAGGGTGAAATATTTATAAAGAATATTGGCGAAACAACTGGAAATGAATTTGAAGAAATAAATAAGTTTATAACCAAGTTTAAAGAAAGTATGGATGATTTATATACTTTAATAGCTACAAATTTAAATCCTATAATCAAACTTCTTAACGACCATTTTGATGAATTAAAAATTATATTAGGTGCTATAATAGCAATTCCAATCATTAGATATGTAACTATATTAACTGGTGGTTTGATAGAATTATCCGCTACGGTAGTAACGTTGACCGGAGTATCTGGATTTGGAGGGATGATAAGACAACTTCCTATAATCGCCAGATCAGTTGAAGTTGCTGGAACAGCTGGAGGTAGGTTCGCTGGAGCTCTAGTTAGATTGATTGCACTTTTTACTAGCTTATTTGGATGGGTAACTTTAGTTGTAGGTACTATCACTGCTTTATATTTTCTATTTAAACAGAGAGAAACTACAATTGATAAGTTTAATGAGAGTTTAGGAATAACTAAAGATGAATTTTATGGTGTCAGTGATGCGGCAGGGAAAGCTAAAAAAGCTATTGAAGATTACAACTACACTCAATTAAAAGCTGCGATCGCAAATCAAAAAAGATTGATAGCAAGAGGATCAATAGGAGACGATACAGACCCTTTTGGTAATGCATCTGAAGCTGTATTAAATAGAAGAAAACAATATCTTAAGGATTTAGAAAGAACACAAAATCTTTATTTATCAAAACAAGAACTGGCTGGATGGGACGCCTTTACTGGTTATGATGAACCAAAAAAAACAACACCAGGCGGATCGGGTGATACTAAGAAAACGCCTCTTCAATTAGCAGAAGAAGAAGCAGATAAATATCAATTAAATTTAGCACCTAATGTGTCACAAGTTGATTATATGGATCAAATTATAGCGAAAGCACAAGAGACTAGATCTATATTAGACGATCTAACTGAAAAAGGTGTTATCACAGAAAAAGAAGCAGCTGAAGAAAGTTTGAGAAACTATATTGAAATGTCTAATAAGATGATAGAAAAAGAAAAAGAAGCCCAAAAACAACTATCTGAATTTGATAAACAGCTTATACAAATTGGGGAACACGCAGCCGACTCTTTTGCATGGGGTTTAACAGATGCTCTATTTGAATTTGCCGAAGGAACCAAAACTGCAGAAGAGGCATTCAAACAATTTGCAGCTTCGTTTTTAAAACAAGTTGCCCAGATGATTATGCAGGCATTAATACTTAAAGCTATCAAATCTGTCATGGGTGGATTTTCGGACGGCGGAATTGTACCTGGAGGAACAAGCGACTATGCTGGCGCAGGGACACATGGTGTAAATCCTGGTGATGTAAACTGGCATGCTCGTGGTGGTATTGTATCAAAACCAACTGTGTTCCCTATGGCGAATGGTGATGTAGGTGTTATGGGTGAAGCAGGAGCTGAAGCTATCATGCCTTTAAAGAGAGGAAAGGATGGCAATCTTGGAGTAGCAGCTTCAGTTGGAAAAGATAGAGTCACAATGTCAATTGTAAATAATATCAATATTGAAAACGGCGATAAACTAGCTCAGGATCCCAACGAAATGCAAAAGTTTTTAAACACATTAAATTCTCATATTGATAATAGGTATAAAGAAAATGTAAGAGGTGATATGAGAGTAGGAGGAGCATTTAATAGAGCATCTATGGGAGGCTTTGCATAATGGCACAAGCATTAAACACAAGCACATATGAATTAACAAAAAATATTGCTAAAGCTCCTGAATATAAATTCAAAGAGCTACAGTTCGGGGATGGATATAGACAGATATCACTTGACGGAATAAACTACCAATGGGAACAATGGTCATTACAATTTATACCAATGACCAACACAACAACAAACTCATTAGAATCATTATTATTAAATTCTGTCAACGGAACATCTAACTATTTATCATGGACACCACCAGGTGAGTCATCAACAAAGTATTGGACAGCTCACTCAATAAACAGAATGTATCTAGATATAGATAAATGGCAAATTTCATGTGTGCTAAGAAGAGAATTCCCTGTAGCATAGGAGTATTTTAAATGACAACTAATCTAAAGATACATCAGGATATACATAAATTAAACGTGGGTAGTCCTATTGTATCGTTATTTAAATTAGATTTAACACCAATAGCTCCAGCAGAAGATCCTATTTATTTTTCAATCGGTCCAGTTGATGGAGCGATTATCACATTTAATGGAGTTGACTACCCACCAATTCCAGTAGAAGTTGAAGGTTTTGAATATCCTGGCGACGGAAAAATGCCAAGACCTAAAATAAAAATATCAAATATAACCCTAGCACTAATTGCATATGTCAATGCATATAAAGATTTATGTGGTTGTATTATAACCCGCAGACGTACATTCAAAAAATATCTAGATTCACAATCCGGAGCAGATCCAAACGCACAATTTCCAAGCGATGTCTATTATATAGAAAAGAAAACAAGACAGAATCCTTTATTTATCGAATGGGAACTTGCCGCAATTATGGACAACGAAAACTTAATAACTCCAAAACGTCAGGTATTAACTATATGTACACATAGATATGGTATAGGTGGGTCTACTACAACTTGTCCATATGATGGTGGTGAAGGTTATTATGATGAAGCTGGTAACGTTGAAATTTTAGCAAATGATATGTGTGGTAAAAAGTTGTTTGATTGTAAACTGAGATATCCAAATTCAGATGATGAATTGCCGTTTTATGGATTCCCTGGAATAGGAAAAGTTGGTACGCCATATAGGAGATAAGATGTATTTAACAAACAAAAAACAATACTTTTCACAATCGGCAATACACGATGCGATTAAATACGTCCAATCTAAGTGGCCAGAGGAATCAGGCGGAATTATTGTTGAAGAAGAATTTGTTCCTATTGAGAATAGTGCTACAGATTTAATTAATAATTATGAAATAAACAATGCTGACTTTGATAGATTATATCGGGATGGCGATATTCAATGTGTAATTCATAGTCACGAGACAGGATCTCATTTTGCATTAGCTTCTTTTGAAGATCAACAAAGACAGATTGAGTTAGATATTCCTTGTGGAATTGTTTCAATGAAAAACAAATCTGTGACACATGTTATATTTTGGGGAGATCAACTACCACTTGAACCAGTTTTAAAGAGACAGTTTTTCTATGGCATTTGGGATTGCTATGGACTGTGTAGAGATTACATTAGGCAGAATATGAGGTTTACTCCGCCAAATAAACCAAGAGAGTTTGTTTTTTGGCATACAAAAATTGATTTCATGGGAACAACAATGGACTCAATGCCATTTATAAAGATACCTCTTGAAGAAGTACAACCAAACGATTTTATTTTATATAATATAAAAGGGACAACAAACGTAAACCACTGTGCTGTTAATCTTGAGAACGGAGTCCTTCATCATTTCTTTGGACAGATTTCAAGAATACTTCCAAGATCATCACATAAAATATATGCAAGATATGCAGTAAGACATAATCCCGAGTGGGAGGGATATAAATAATGATTGAAATTCATGGAGCTCTTGCAAGAGCATTTAAAAAGAAATTTAATACAACCAAAACCAGATTCAATATAAAAGCGCGATCTGTTCGTGAAGTTATTCAAGCAATGGATTGTAATTATAAAGGATTCAGACAGCTGTTTAAGAAGCATGGATACTACAGAATAGTTAGAGGTAAGAATATTGTAAACGGCACACCTGTATGCGAGGATGAGATTGAATTAAAGTTTGGTATATGTGATTGGTTTATAATGCCAGCGGCACGTTTTAGTGGTGGTAAGGGTGGTGGTCCTTTTATGGTTATACTTGGTATTATATTAATAGTGGTAGGTGTTGTATTTAGCCAGCCATATTTGGTAATGGCCGGTATAAGTATGATAATGGGAGGAATTAGTGTTATGATGATGCCGGGTGAGCCAGATGATAAGGAAGTTGAAAAGAAACCATCATATTTATTCAATGGTCCGGGCAATTATGTTGAACCAGGTTTAGCTATTCCTGTTCATTACGGTGAAGGATATATTGGTTCAAGGTTTATATCGGGATCAATCGAGACGGTGGACTTATTATAATGGATGACAAAAAAATAAAATTCAGCAAGGGTGGCGGCGGTCATACTCCAGTTGAGTCACCAAACACACTTCAATCTAAAACAATAGCAAGGTTGGTTGATTTGTTGTGTGAAGGACCAATTGAAGGACCTGCGATTCACGACAATGATACTGTAGATAAAAACAGGTGGATGAAATCTACATTCTTTAATGAAACACAAGTAAAGGAAAACGGAATCCCTGACGCTGGAACTCTTCATTTTAAAGGAGCCATAGTTGAAGGTAGGTATGGTGAAGGCGATGGAGTTCAAACATATTTACGTGGATTCGATAGTGTAGATACCGAAACAACCGTATCTACAGATGTTACTGTTTTAGCTGGACCTGTAACTCGAACAATAAATGATACAGAAGTAGATGACGTTGTAGTTACAATACAAGTGGGTGGTCTCTTAGAAAACGAAGATGATGGCGATATTGTTCCTACATCCATTAGATTTAATATTAAAGTTACACCAGATGGTGGAGCTCCTGTTACGGTTAGAGATGTAGTATTGTCAAAAGAAAAGACTGTATCCAAGTTTAGACGACAGTATTTAATTGAAAATTTAGTTAGTTATGGTGCTGGACCTTGGGATATTACAATTACAAGAATAACAGCAGATTCTGACTCATCTAGACTTGTAAATGCTATGTCTTGGTATTCATATTCAACAAAGAAGAATGTAAGATTGAGTTATATGGATAGTGTTGTAGTCGGAAGCACACTAGATGCTGCATTGTTTGGTGATAATATTCCCTATCGTTGTTGGAAACTTCGTGGATTACTAATTAAATATCCTGATATCTATACTCCAGATAAGGATGATGGTGGTGGGACGTATTCTGATGATTGGGATACCGTCTCATGGTCAACTGGTTATTGTACAAACCCAGCTTGGGTTGTATATGACTTTTGTATAAACACAACTTACGGTCTTGGACTTCCCCCTGAAAATGTAGATCATTATAAACTTTATGAAATTGCTCAATACTGTGACCAAGAAGTTTCTTATAATATAAAATATAGACAAACAGATGGTACATATTTAAGCACTGCTGTAACAGAACCACGATTCACCGCAAATGGAACAATTGAATCTAGAGGACAAGCGTTAAAAGTATTGTATAATCTTTGCTCTATATTCAGAGGTTTTCCAATTTGGTCATCTGGTTATTTATCATTTGTATATGATGCACCAACAGAGGTATCAAGAATTGCCTCACCATCAAATGTTAAAGATGGGTATTTTGAATATCAGGGTGTAGATAAAACCTTAAGATATACAGCATGTAAAGTTACATATAACGATATTGATAACTTTAGTAAACAAGAAACTGTTATTGTTGAAGATGAAGCTGGTATCTCATTATACGGTTATAACGTAATTGATTTCTATGCTGTATTATGTAAAAGTAGAAACGAAGCGATAAGACGTGCTAAATATCATTTATATACAAGTATTAATCAAACAGAAATAGTAACATTTAATGGTGGATATGAGTGGTCGGATTGTATTCCTGGCGAAGTTATTGGTATTCAAGATCCTTATTATGGTTCAGATCCATTAAGAGGAAAGGTTGTTTCTGCAACATCTACATCTGTAACCTTAGATAGAAATGTAACAATTGCCCCAGCAGTAACATACACACTTCATGCAGCAGTGTCGGGTACAGATGGTACATCTGAAAATGTAGTAGCAACTATTTTAACAAAAGAATTAACAAACAGCGCAGGTACAACTAAAGTATTGACATGGTCAATACCAGCCGATCACACACCTGCTAACGAATCTGAAGTTGTAATAGCTGCTTCAAATTCATCTTTGACATATAAAGAATTTAAAGTTGTAAGTATAGCAGAGGTAAGTGAAAATGAATATACTATAAGCGCATGTGAATATAATTCAAGCAAATATGCGGAAATTGAAACTGGATATACAGTTGAAAACCCAGCAGACTCTAATTTACCAACTGGAAATCTTTCAGCTCCATCTAACTTACAAATACAACCTTACACATATACTGATGGTGATTCTCAAAATCGAAAATATGCAATGCTTATTAGTTGGGAGGAGTCTGATGATCCTCGTACAGAATGGTATGAGTTAGAATACAAACAAAACAACGAACCTTATATAAAACTAAAACAAACAAGCGACTCAAGCTATGACTGGAGAAACATTTATGCAGGTACATATGACTTTAGGGTAAGAGCAAGGAATCTAACCCTATTCTCAACCTATGCATACTTTAATGATTTCACAGTAACCGCTACAGTTGATGGTCCATTACCACCTTCTAATTTAAGAACCAATGAAGGTTCAGATGAATTTAGCGGTCGTGACTGTCATGTTCTTTGGGATCCGTCAGACGGATCTGGATTTACTACAGATGATAATACCGGCGTTATTATTTTTGATACAACATCTGTTGGAACATCTAACATAGTTGGTTACAAAGTTGAAGTATACACAACTGTAGATGTTTTATTAAGAACATTTACAACGGCATCTAAATATGATGAAGAATATGTCTACACCTATGCCATGAATGTTGAAGACAACTCGGGGACCCCAATACGTGAAATAAAATTTAAAGTTTATACGATGGATGTATATGGGGACACATCTGATCCTGCGACTATGGTAGCATCTAATCCTGCACCAGATATGTCTTCTACAACTCCAACTGTTACTCCAAAGACAGGATATTTAAAAGTAGAATGGACTCCTACTTCGGATAACGATATGGAGTATTATAAAGTTTATATAGATACTTCCAATCCACCTACTACAGAAGTAGCAAGGATTATTCATCCAGATAATATATTTGAATTTTTTGATGTTGAATATGGAACAACTTATTATGTTAAGGTTTATCCGTATGATGGATTTGGGGTAGGAACTCCTTCTGTTATACCTGGCGGTCAAAGTCCTTTATTGATTCCAGCTGTTAATGTGGATGTTGAACTTGAAGGTTCAATAACAATCACAACAGATGCATCTTATTCAGGAACTCTTACAGATGTTTATGATGGAGTTTTTGCATCTGGTGGTGTAACAATTTCTGATCCATCATCTAAATATATTGACTATGCATACAAGATGACTAGTTACTTTGACCGAATTGCTATCTGGTCTGCAAACGCAAACCCAATAGTTTATTTCGCATTGTCAGATGATGCGGGATCGACTTGGGAATATTTTGCGGGTTATTCAGCGGGCGAGTTGACATCTTATGGAACAAGTCAAGCTAATGCAATTTCAAATGCTTGGAATTTATCAGCAGGATTTAACACTGGACTTCTTCCAAATAACACAATAGCGAATCAAGTTAGAATCTATTTCACAAACGCAAATGAAACAATTATTTATGAGTTTGTACCTTCGAGAATAATCATATCCGAACTTGCAGCAATTGAAAGTCTGTCTGCTATATCCGCAGATATAGGAACTATTACAGCAGGTAATATACAGACAAGTGATTATGGTTCAGCTACGGGTATGAATATTGATCTCGATGCCAAGACTATCTATATGGGTGGTTCTAACAGTCCTATATTTAGTTATGACGATGATACTCGAGTTTTAAACTGCACAGGAACATTTGTATTTAGTTCAGGTTCAACAGGATATTCAAATATCACAGATGCACCAACAAGTCTATCTGAAATAGATTCAACAGCCAGCCTTAAACTAGACGGCATAGATGACTATGCAACAAACAACGCATCATGGGAACATGCAGATGATCAAACAAAGATAGATGGTGGGAAGTTATATGTTGGATCGACTATAAAAT